CGACTATTGATCATACGGGCATGTTTGTAATTCGGATACGACTCAGACTTCACGAACGACTTGATGGAGCGGCACATCCTTTTGGAAGGTCGCCCACCGCGCAAATCGTCGTGACAACGGCGGAGTTCCTCCTTACGGGCTTCTGAGTAAGTCGTCCCTGCCAGCCACTCTTCAGTGGTGAGTCTGCGCACCTTCGGGATGTGGGTGCGACAGTACTCCTGGACGAACGCTTTCAGACGGAGGATAAGAACGGGGTCTCTGGGGGGAACAGAGGAGAGAAGCCGCTTGTAGAAGCCGCACTTGACAGTATCAGGATCATTGGAGTCCACGCACACAGGGGCAAGCCCTGGCACACAAACACGCAACGACTGAAACATCCTCCTCCGAGACCTTCTTGTTGGTGGCATCGATATGGTGCACTTCACGACAGGCACGGGAGGCCTTGGGATCGGCATTTCTGCCGCCCTAGCACCGTACGCGTAAAGGCGACCTCGACGCCGCCGGGTGTTTACTCCAGGGGGACGTCCTCCAGCGTCCCTGTCAGATTCAGGGCCGGAGCGACGCGAAAATCCTTCCTCATGAGACACTCAATCAACTCCTCGGTTCCGTCGAGAATATGACTGAGATACTCGTCTGGTACAGGAAGGCAGGCCAACCTCATCAATTTCTGTCTGATCTCCTTACGGTCAGGCAGCGCTCCAGTGTAAGATTCCGACAATACAGCTGTAGCCATGTGAGGGCAGTAGTACAATACTCTACTTTTCCGCTGGTAGAGCAATTCGATCACCGTTACCGATATGAGGTAATACGTGTACTTCCATGCGGCCGACGCAACCAGGTGTCCAATACCAGGGAACAGCATCGCTGTTACTCCTGACCCGACCATGAACCCTATAGCAGCTGCGTATTCCAGGTTATCTTTAAACTTGTTTCGACCAAACAAGTATATGACTGCCGCACCTACGAAAAGCACTTCGTCGGCGAAAGAGACGAGTGTTTTCAGCAGTAGATAACCCGGGAGTGTGTACGATATTAACAGGCCTACTAGCATGCGAGCCGAACGTGAGTCAGACTCAGCACGAACAGTTATGTAGTGCAGCACCCGATCGCCCATCGCGACCATAGCTAGATACACAACAGCCACAACGGCTGTGTGGTTGACGACTAACAGGTCAGGAATCCTGTGTAAGTTCGTCGCCAACAAGATAGCACCATAAACTGCGGCCAATATTATCCTCATCCACCAGAGGGACGAGGCTGCCTCAAGATTGATGCTCTGCAGCACGAAATCC